CTTCGGCCGACTTGGTGAACCCCCATCAGGTCGGTGGCTCAGCCGTGTGGGTGGGGAAAGCGCTCGCGCGCTTACGCCTAAACTGCACATCATGGAGGTATTGCCATGAGCACAGTCGTCGTAAGACAGGCACTTGCGCTCACACCCCTCATCGCCAATGCCTACAAGCGATCTATCGCCAAGGCATTGGAACGATGGAGCCAGAACAGCGGGTTTGAGTGGACGGCAGAGAGATGCAAGTCTCTCATTGCGTACCTTCTCAAACTTCGTGCTGGGGAGACAGTCCAACCACCTGCGTGGATCTCCCGTAAGTATCTTACTTACGCAGAGGAGATCGCCAGGGATGGAACCTTCTCAAAATTCTCTCAACTCATCCACGTCTGGCGCATGTACACGGCCTTAGGGCCGACACGTACACTGCCGTCAGTAGCGGACGTTGAGAAGTTTGAGAATGCGCTTCTTGATGCCGCACCTCCTCATGTGGAAGGCATGTCCCCTTACACCCTCTCCCACCCAAGAGCCTCTATCCGATGGACAGAGGTCACTCGGAGGAGAAGCGTAAGAGACGCCCTCCCTGAGGTTAGGCTGCCGGAACATGTTCCGGTGAGGAACCCTATGTCTCTTCGGTCGAGGGACCCAGACGGCTCAATGTCCCAAGAGTGGGACGAGCTCATCGTGGACTCCCAGACTCTTGCTCTTTGGGCTAGCAAGTTCGGGCTAACTGGCTCGTGGCCATTTGCCTTGAGGCAAATACCGCCGCTCCAGGTGCACCGAGACTGGCCCCCTAAGACAGAGGCGACCTACGGGTCCATAGGGGTTATCCATTGTCGTGTCCAGAAAGACGGGAAAGCCCGTTTCTTCCTGGCTCCCAGTCAATGGGTCCAGTACCTTATGGGACCATGGGCAAAGGAGCTGTACAAGCAGCTCTCCCATATCCCCCAGGACTGCACCTTTGACCAGGCGAAAGGGGCAGAGAGAGTACGACAGTGGCTGCGAGAAGGCAAAGAGGTATACTCTTTCGACCTATCCTCCGCTACTGATCGGTTTCCTCTCGCCCTGACTAGGACAATCCTCATGTCGCTCAGCGACACGCCTAACATGAGGATGTGGGTCGACACCTTCTGCATCCTGTCTCGCATACCGGCTCGCAAAGGGTATGCCGAGAGTAGAGGGGGGGTTCCCCCTACGATAGGTTGGCGAGTAGGGCAGCCCCTTGGGGCTATCCCGTCATTCGCCGCCTTCGCACTCTCTCACCACGCGGTGGTGAGAGGCCTCTACAAAGGGGACCCAACTGAAGCTCCTTACGTGATACTAGGTGATGACCTAGTGATCGCGGATAAGGAACTGGCTGAAGCCTACCGGGAGACCATCACCCGTCTGGGTGTGAAGATCTCGGAGGCCAAGTCGCTTCAGGGCCGTTTAGGCGAGTTCGCAGGCCGGATTATATCCGGAGAGGGTTCGGAATTCAAGTTGAAGTTCTTTCAACTTGGTTACCGTACGTTGTTGAGCATGATCTCCTTGATAGGCCCTAGGGCCGTCAAGGGTCTGCCACCAACACCGTTGCGTAACGTTATCGCACTGATCCCGACCGAAAGGACTCCCGAGGGCATTAACCCTGGGGGATTTCCTAAGGCGGCAGTGGATAGGTTCCTCACCCTCTACTACGCTTCGCAAGAAGACGTAGTGCCACCCTGCGAACCTTGGGTGGACTCCGAGACCGCCGTCGCTGCCAGGACCTCTGTCCTGACATCGGTGTATCGAGTCCCAGAGTTCGTCGACGTCACACACGCACGGGAACCGCGA